ATTTCCATTCGATCCAGTACCACCTGATCCTCCACCGCTTCCTGAACTTCCTGATGTACCCTTGCCACCAGAGCCGCCGCCGCCTCCACCGCCACCACCGTTGCCAGGAGTAGCAGGATTAGTTCCGCCTTTTGTCGTTGGATTTCCAGGGGTTGATCCGCCAGCACCACCAGCGCCACCTGCACCTCCTGATCCTGCTGGGGAAGTTGCCGAACCACCTGAACCGCCAGAACCTGCTGAAGCACCAGAACCAGGATTACCTGGATTACCAGCAGAGGAAGGACCAGGATTTCCCGCAGCCCCGCCACCACCGCTAGCAACATTCGCTGCATAAGCGCCAGTACCACCATTACCAGCAGAGCCTCCTGCACCCCCTGCACCTGCGCTACCTGCCGCCCCTGCGCTTCCACCATTTCCAGAATTTCCAGGGTTTCCTGCACTTCCACTATTACCTGTAGCACCACTATTTCCAGAGGCACCTGCAGAACCTGCTGCTCCTGTGCCTGAAATAGTTACAAAATTAATGCCTGGAGGAAGTGAAAATGTTCCTGAACTATTAAAAGTTTGAGAACCCCCAGGTCTAACTGTCAGTTGTTGCTGAAAGGCTATGGGCATTATGCTGCTACAGTAGCTGCCGCCAAGAACGATGAAGCCATGTAAAACTGACTTCCACCATCGACAGTAAACATGGTGAGGACATCTGTTCTTCCACTGGTGTCTGCTAGGCCTAAGGTGACTCCACCAGCAGTTAAAATTATTGGGTTGAAAGCTATGCTGGCCGCTGCTGTTCTACGAATTATCATAGTAACATCTTGCGCGCGCCCATCAGGTGCTACATTAGAAAAACTTATGGAGCAATTATTTAAAAATGTAAGATCGTGGACATTTCCCAAAGCACAGTCAATAGTGTGAGTAGTAGAAGAAACAGAAGCTTCGACTGTCTGTTGCTCATAAATAAAACCTTTAATTCTTGTGGTGTCGTTTCCTGCATCTACTTTTAGTATGTCTGTAATACTGTTAGATTCAACTCTAAAGTCTACATCGGCACCAGCCTCATTGAATACTGCGCCACCTGCCGCCCAAAAACCTGTGCCTACAGATACTGCACCTGAAAACTCTCCTGCTACACCTGAAACCTTGGTAGTAAAAGAACCAGTGGCGGCCACCAAATTTGTTACAGAGGCGCAAACGGGAACCTTCAAATTGTTGGCTGTGAAATCACTGACTGAAGTTTGTCCAGCACCTGAGGTACCATCTATGACAGATGTAGCATCACAAAAGAGAACCATCGTAGTTCCCTGATTGACAGTAGTGCCGTTAGTTTCTGAGGAAGTCTTAACCTTAAGAGTATGACTTCCTGTAGTGTTATTGAAGACTTGATAACGCCTAGACTTAATAGGAACGTGAACAGCAATATTGCCTGTCAACGCCCCCGTATAAATGTGATTGGCATTAAGGGCTTCTGCATCCGTCAGCGAAACATCAGCAGAACCTGCCACAGACTTACTTAAGGTGCCAGCAACAGCCGTATCGAAACTGTCGGCACCCGTATTTAGGGTGGTTCCCCAAACATTATTTGAACCGCCTGGAACAGGTTTTTCAATAACTAAATTAGTTGTATTTGCCATTTATCCTGTTAGAACAAACATCGGGTCTAAACTCCCAGGTTCTTCTACCTTCATGAGTATTTGATCATCATTCATAATAACAAACATGACTCCCTTATACAAAAAACGTGTGCCTGTGTGCTTGCCGTAACAAACATAATCTCCCGCCTTACACCAAGGGCCTTTAGTAAATCTATCCTTGTCCTCGTAAGCCAAATCACCCAATAGAACAACCCGTCCTACTGTAGTCAAATATTGCACATCTGCCTTAGCTTTATCAGGAAGTATGATACCTCCCTTAGTTGTAGAGCGAATAGCTACTGGCCTAATAAGAATACGATAGCTGGGTATCGTAGGTAGCGGTGTGGGGTCTTCTATTTCTTCGTCGGTAATCCATTGATCATTGGTGACAGCGCCACCCATATGAGCATGTTGCATCAGTCTTCCTCTTGTTCCTTGAGATATTTGTGAATCGCATTATTTACAATTCCCACAGCCATGTCAAGACCATATACTATGCCAACCAAATTTTTATATTCGGCATAGTTATCAGGAGAGCCAGTAGCTAAAGTATCTTTAATATTGTTCTTAGCTTCATCGAGGCTCCTGATAATATCGTCGGTAATCAATTTCCTTTAGAAGAGTAGACACCATGTCGAGCATAATGCCGCCCACGATGCTCATACGCTGAATCAGGACTGCCACGCAATTCACCACGTTTCGTCCGATGCGACCACTGATCTATAGGTATTTGAGACCAATCAGAAACTTTTGCTTTATTGCGTTTCTTAGGCCCTGAAATTTGGTTAGCTTTCATTTCTTCCTCCGTTTTGTGTCCTTGCGCCTAACTTTATCATCTCCATCCTCTTCAATCAAATAGAGAACGCGCATTTGTTTCGTAGCTTTTGCCTTGGTGGGGTGCGTTCCTTTCACTTGCCCCGATCTCGTATTCATCACTTGGTACTTTTCTCCACGCTTACGAATAGCGTATGGCACTTATCCCTCCTTTAGTCGATTATATTTTCTAAACTTCTAATTACTTTACTGAAATAATCTTTGGCGTCGGACCTTTTTTTACTTTGTGCGTCTTTAGAACCCCATCTCCATTCACCAACAAAATTTTCTCCCGTCATTCCTTCTTTATCTAGAATGTGTTGCATCATAAGTTTAGCGACTTTCTCATAATTTTCAGTTTCTGCACTTAAATCTCCTGATCCACCATAATCATATTTAGCATCATAAACTTGTTCTGCAGAACCTTTACCATATTTAGCTTCATACGCAGCTTTTTGCTTTTCATCTACTCCACTCTCTTTACTTCCCCCGCCATGAAGTAGAAATAAATCAGCTTGCTTTTGCATCTTTTTTAAATAAGCCATCAAATTTCCATCTGGGTCAGAAGCTTTAATTCTTTTATGCAAAGAATTTTTTTCGTCTAAAGCGGTATCAATTAATCCTTTAGTTATTTGAGTAGGACCAAAAGCTGTAGAACCCGATCCTTTAACTACTGTTCTAATATAAGGATCAGAAAAAGAACCTGTCTCTGCTTTACTTATTGCTGTGTAAGCATCATCTACTGATAAATTATCATCGATTGCCATATTCCACAAAGGCATCGGCTCTATGTCTGGCTTAGGGGGAGAAGGAAAAGGAACATCCAAAGTGTTGGGAGTATCATCTATCGCATCTTCATTTAATGTTTCTTGTAAGGCGGTATTTCTAACTTCTTCACGAGAAAAAGGAATTACCTCCCCTACATTAACTGTTTCGCCAACAGCTTCACCTGCGGAACCAATTACCGCTTGGGGCAGCTCAGGGTCAAGCGGCGGAATTACTTCTTCCACCACCACTTCTTCTTGAGGAGTCCCCTCAGCTTGCATCAATTCTGCCAAAGCACTTGGAGAAGTAGGAACAATGCCAAGCTCCACCATACGATCCACGGTTTGCTGCTTAACCTTATCTACTTCTGTCGCTCTGGGCTCTACATCACCACCTTCCTGATACTTCATGATCCTATCTTGAAGACTATAAAAAGTTTTGGGGTCTTTAACCCTGATAGCGCCTCCTTCAGCCTTAGTTTCCACTTCTTCAAAAGCATCTGGGAAAGTCCTGAAAAGTTCAGAGTCTTTACTAAATTCTATTTCCATGTTTTTCGCTAAAGAAGCTAAGAATTTTGCATACTCGATAATAAGTTTTGTCTTACGATCTTGTGTATCTTTGGTTGCTTTGTAAACCATAGCGCCAGTATCTTTAATAACATTGTATTGAACTTTTTGTTCTTCAATATCAAGTTTTCTGTTATCCAAAATAATTCCTGCTGATTTAGCCGTAGCGTCCATCTGAGCTTCTTGCGCCCTCAATTCTAAGTCAGCTTTCTGCAAGTCAAGAGATTGCTGTTCCACTGAACCTTGCTGCTGTCCAACTTGCGCCATCTGTGCCATTTGTGATAGTTGTTGCGCTGCTTGGGCCTGAGCAAATTCATCAGCTGATTTTTCTTCACCAAGCATAGCCATCATTTGAGTTTGATACTGTAGCAAAGTGTGTTCTGAAATATTAGCCTGTATAAGAAGAGTCATTTGCGGAAAAGAAGGATTCTGTTGTTGGACAGGATTATTCATCCACGCAGTCTTAAAAGCTATATGAGCTTCATGATTTTGTCCTGGGAAAGCTTTAATAGGCAAACCCTGTGATACTGATATAATATCTTGCATCGGACTTTGAGGTTGAGGCTCCTTGGGCGGTGGCATCATACGATCCACATTTTCTATGTTAGAAGCTTCAAGAATCATCCTGTGAACTTCTCTTATATCATAGATTCCTTGAGGAGCTTGAGAAGATAACTGAAGTGCCATCTGAGCAAGAGCAAAACGATGTGTGGCAGAAGGAATATTGGGATCAGATACAGGCAAAACATCTACGCGCCCATCGAAATCCTCTTTAAATATCTCTATGCTTCCATCAGCGACATCCATTTCCATGTTGCTGGGGAGAAACTCAAAGTTTACCCTGGCTAAAACCCTAAACTCATCGCGCTGACTTTTGTGTAGCCTCTTGTGAATAGCAGTAAAGAACTTGGCGGACTGCTCTATGAGAGCCATAGTGGTTCCAACAGGACCATAGTTGCTACTATCAGCAATCACCTGCTCAGTGGTGTCGGCAAACTTCTGCCCCGCCCTCGTAACAAAGTCCAACATCTGGTAAAGGGTGGCTGAAGGCTCCTTGTAGGGGAGAGCATAAAAACTTTTGTCCAGCTGCTGCCCTGTGCTTTCAACTTCACGCCATTCACCAGGACTTATGGGGTCTTGGTCACCAACAATTCGGACTCCTCGCGCCTTAAAACCACCAGGAAGGTTTGCAAATTGGCCTGCATCAATCAAGGCCCTCATGGCTGCCGTAGCAGTCAGGGTCATATTGCCGAGAAAATGTATATAACCGAAACCGTAAAAACCAAATCCAGGTACAAACTTGTAATGAACAAAGTGTTCCAACCTAATGTATTGAGGATCACCCTCTTCCCAGTTTCTTCTAACAGAAAGAATTTTTCTTGAGTTTTCTTCAACAGTGACAATGTATGGTGCCGCAACAGGGGTCTCAAACTCTCCTCCTAATTCCAAATAACAATGTTGCTCAAGCAAACAATGTTGTGGATCGCTGCTGGAATCATAGTTAAAACCTAAAATCTCATCCATCTTAGCAGACATGCTAGAGCGTTCTTGATTTCCTGGTTCCCCAAGATCACAATCTCTGTACATATCGGCAGCGATATCTCTTTTAAGATCGTTTTCTGATCTGTAAATTACATGGGTGAAACGATCCGCCCTCTTTAAGTCGGGAGAATTAAAAGGAACATAAAATTGATCTACGGATACAAATTCACTGGTGGGCCTTGAAGCACTGGCATCGAAATAAATTTTCTTGAAAGCTGAACCGAAGATAGGCAGTTGGAAAAGAAGGCGTTCAAATTCATCGAAATACTCAGGCATCATTTCTGAGATTTCATAATTCATGAACTCTTTTACCCGCTTGGCCTGAGCTTCTTTTTCGGCACTAAGCTTTCCGATAACTTGAGTTTTAATTGGACCTTTGGAAGGAAACAATTCTTGCGAAGCTTTACTTTGAAACTTTACAGCGTTTTCTATGATGAGAGGATGAACAGCTGTACACGCCCCCTCAAAAGGCTCTGATGTTTCCTGTAGCTTCAAGCCAAGCAGCTCAAAACCTTTTTCAAACATCTGTTCCCAATCTTGGCGCGCATCTTTGTCGTCTTCATATTTTTCTGTGACTTGGCTAGAAATTTCTTCAAGTTCACGCTCATCTATATGTAAAGCTAGATTATCAGAGTGAGCAATAATTACTTCTTCTTCTTCGACGACTTCTTGCGCCTCGCCGTCTACTATGTAAAATTCTGTGTCAGCCAATTTAAATCCTCCAGTAACCTACAGCCGTTTTTTTAATTGGGGTATCGAAATCAGGATCGTGGGGATGCTCCAACCGCCAAGATGCCTTCATCCATAAAATTGCCATTGTCATGGCATCCACTTGGTCATCGTATCTAGCAGTCGGAAAACCCCCACTTTCCATCACAAGTTCTTGCGCCCACTCCTTTTCAGGAATCCAAATACGCCCAGATTCCAACAAGGGTGTGGCTGCATTCACTCTACTTACTTTATCACGATCAGGAGTGTATTCCAAAATAGGAAGTCCTGCTCGCCTCAAATCCTGAATAAGAGATTGCCCTGAAGCTTTCTTCTCAATTAAAACCATGTCGGGACGGTGTTTCTCATATAACTCTTGTGCCGTTGACCTGAGTTCAGGATATTCCATACGCCCACGAACATTAGATAATAACACTAAATTAGATATCCACCGCTCAATTCCCTCAGAATCACGCTCTAGTAATTCAAATATACCCCAAGTCTGCATCACAGAGTAGTCTGCTGTGCTTCTTTTTGAAAAGGCTGTGTCCATTGTTTGCAATATGTAGCTGCACTCAGGGGGGTCTTGTTCATCCCAGGTCTGGAACCACTCCTTCTTTATTAGGCCACCTTCCTGAGGTTGCGGGTCTTGCATATATAATGACTGCCAATATTGGGTACCATTATTTCTCTTGATCTCATCTTCTTCTTCTCTTAAAAGATTATCAGGCTTCCATTGCGGAAAATAACTAGACCCTGTAGGAAGTTGAAGGAGTTTACTAGAGGCATCGTCTACCCACGCAGGAATCTTAAGGACATCCCACTCGCCTTCTTTAGCGTTGCCCAGGAGCCAGCCAGAGATATCATCTTCGTGATAACGAGTATTAATGACCACTATGGCACCTCCAGGCATAAGACGAGTTCTAAGACCAGAAGGGTACCAGTTCTTTATGTAGCGGCGTCCTGCCTCTGAGAAAGCGTCCTCCTCAGACATAACGTCATCAAGGATAGCCACATGAGCGCCACGGCCAGCTATCTGGGTTTTAACGCCAGCCGCAAAGTAGGTTCCCCCCTGATTGATCATAAACTTGCCAGCACTACGAACATCTGATCTCACCTTAACCTCAGGAAATATGGACTGAAAGGTGTTAGAATTAATAAGATCGCGAACAACACGACCA